AGCTGGCCAGGATCAATACCTTTACCAATGCTCTTGGCAAGCATCCCGATGCTATCAGACGCGCTATTCGGGCGGTGCCGCTTGGCCGCTATGCCATGCCGTTCTTCCGAGTGGTATATAATATTACAGCCCGGGCGGCAGAGATGACGCCACTCGGTGCTATCAAGCCGCTCGGTGAGGACCTTGGCTTGTTGAAAAAATTGAACACTGGGTCAGCGGTGGCTCGGGATACAGCATATGCCAAGGCTGTGGTTGGAACATCAATCATGGGTGCCACAGCCATGTGGGCATCGGAAGGAAGGGTCACCGGCACCGGCCCCGCTGACTACAAACTTCGCCGGCAGATGGAAGAACTCGGCTGGCGGCAATATTCTTTGGTGTGGAAAAAGCCTGGGGTTGAAAATCCGCGGACAATTCAAGTCGGCCAGATTTCTTTTCTGCACCCGGACGATGTGACCTATACATCCTATGCTCGCTTTGAACCAATCTCTATGATCCTGTCGGTGACCGCGGATATCCAAACGAGGCTTGCGTACCCAAACACCTCGGAGGAGGAAGCGGAGGTGGTGGCTGTTCAAGCGGCGGATGTACTATATGAATATATGAAAGACCAAACTTTTCTGCAGGGCTTTTCTCAAATTGCCAAGGCGTTCTCGAGTCACTCAACAATTAAATCTGGGGAATTTAATTTCTTGCAGAATCTGGTAGCGACACAAGTCCCCTATTCTACGTTGGTAGCCAATATTGAAAAGGTTATGGACCCGAAGTTGCGGAATATTGGCATCGATCCAAAAGGCACAAGGGGTCTGCGTGATCTCTACGCCGGCCTGTTAAAAATGGATGAGAGGATTCCCCTGGATTTCACTAAGGCCAATACCTATCCTACTTTGAAAAACGTGTTCCATGAGCCAATTTACCAAAAACGAGCTCGGGTTATCGATCAGGTATTGCCGCCAGGTTTGTCCGGGCTATTCGGCGTTGAGCACCCGAAAGCAGATCCTGTCAAGATGGAAATCGTCAGGCTGGCGCTGCCTATGGAAATGACGCCAAATGTTATGAAGGGTGTGCGTCTTGATCCGTTTGAGCAAGACCACTGGAATAGGTTGACCAACTTTCTCCCGCCGGCGCGTGGAGAAAAAGCAACATCGTTGTATAAAAAATACCAAGAATTTTTTAACAGTAAGGACTACGCAGAGATGCCGTATTCTGAAAAGCAAAAAGAAGTCAGAAATATCCTGGAGTTGTCACGGCAATCTGCCAAGGAAATCATGCTGGACCCGGCAAACACGGAGTTTGCAGATCTCCAGGCCAGAGTAGCAATCAGGGATCGAATTTTGAGTGAACAAGGAAGGCAAGTGCGATGACAGTTAGCGCAACCACAAACATTGTCAGCTATACAGGCGATGGCGGTACCACCAGCTTTGCGACGACTTTTGCATTCCAGGGTACCGGGTCATCGGCTGAACTGGAAGTTATCGAACGTACTATCGCCACAGGCGTAGAGGTCACAAAATCGTATACGACTCATTACACTGTTACTGGCGGATCAGGATCAACCGGAACGGTAGTCGCGGTATCGGCACCGGCTTCAACTGTCGAATGGCACATCCACCGCGGAACTACCCAGACCCAAACCACGGACTATGTAGCCAACGACCCATTTAGTGCCGAGACGCACGAAAGTGCACTTGACCGGCTGGCGATGGTATCTCAGGAGCAGCAAACTGAAATAGATAACTCGGCGAAATATCCAACCACATACACCGGTGGAGCCAGCGCCGCACTTCCAGAACCAGTTGCAAGTGCTTATCTCCTGTTTAATGCCGCGGGGGATGCGCTCACCACCTCGACTACCGCTGCTACGCAATACCTGGGCAGCGATGGCACGGCATCTCTACCATTTTATAGCTTCAGTGCAGATCCTAATTCTGGGTTTTATCGAGTCGGCGCAGACAATGTTGCTGTCGCGGTTGGCGGCAGCAAGGTTGTTGACATCACATCTACTGGAATCAATTCCACCGCGATTGGTTCAACGACACCCGCCGCCGGGGCGTTCTCTTCGATCACCTCTGGCGGTGATGTCCTGTCCGATACAGATAGCACCGATAGCCTGGGATCGACGGGGGTCCGATGGCTCAAGCTCTGGGTGGACTCAATCCAAACGACAGCCAATACCGATGTCGCGGGCGATTTAACTGTCACCGGCAACCTCACGGTCAACGGGACCACCGTGACTAACGATGCGACGAACACCGAAATCAAAGACCCTCTGATAGAACTTAACTCTGGTGCGGCGTCTAATGCCAACGACTTGGGCATGATCTTTGAGCGCGGATCAACCGGCGACAACGGATTCATGGGTTGGGACGAAAGCGGCGATTATTTTGCAGTCGGCACAACGACCGCAACCGGCTCAAGCACCGGCAACATTACCTATGCATTTGCACCACTGAAATGCTCTGCAATCACGGCAACAAGCGGAACCCTAGCTGGAATTACATCCTTTGGCCTCAACGCCGGGGCCACGATCACCGCTGGAATTTTAGACGAAGATGCGATGGGTTCGGATAGTGCGGCGGCACTTGCAACCCAGCAATCGATTAAAGCCTACGTTGATAATAACGCGCCCGAGAATGGCGTTAAGTTCGCCTTTGAAAGTACTACGACCGATACGGATCAGGGCGCTGGTAAGGTTTGGCTGAACCATGGAACGCCGTCGAGTGCCACGATTGTCTATATCGATGATGTCGAGGCGGGTGGCGTTTCTGTCAACGCCTGGGTTGATACGTTCGATGACGTAAGCAACGCCGTTGCCAAGGGCTACATCTACATTGCCAGTTACGGAACGACGAACGCCATCCTTGTTTACAAAGTTACGGGCGCCGTCACCAGTGCATCTACCTATTCCAAGGTAGCGGCGACACACGTTCTGACAGTCGGCACCATCTCGGATGGCGATAGCATTGGACTGACGTTCATCCCATCCGGTGCGGACGGCAGCGGGGATTTAACTGCGGCAAACAATTTGAGTGATGTAGCCGATGCCGCCACCTCTTTGAGCAATCTCGGTGGCGTTGGCGTCGGATTAACAATAGCATTGAGTTAGGAGAACGACATGGCAGACACACTACACATGGTCAATGCAGATGTGACCACATCAGATCCTACAGTTTTAACGGCTGGAGGTGGAGAAACACTAACAGTCATTGGCTGTCAGGTTGCCAATATGCATGCATCCACCGCTTGTTGGCTGACGGCGACCGTCTATCAGAGCGGTGGCGGCACGAACGCGATCATCTGTAAGGAAGTGAATATTCCGGTTAATGACAGCCTCAATCCAATCCAAGGAAAGCTGGTGCTTGAGACAGGCGATTATATCAAGATGGATGCTGAGAACGCTTCGAGTTTGGAAGCGACCATCTCGTATTTAAAGCAGACGTAGTATGAGCAATTATCTCTCAGGCCGGACAGCCCTGACAACTGTCCAGACGGCTGACCTTGCTGATGGTGCTGTTACCTCTGCCAAGATCGGTACAGGAGAAGTGGCTACTGCTGATATAGCTGATAACGCTGTATCACTAGCGAAGATGGCTAGTGGTACAGCTAGTCAGAACATTCAATATGATGGTAGTGGTGATCCAGTGGACGTTGCTTTGTCTGGAGGTGGTTGGACTTTTGTCAGCCAAACAGTGGCGAGTAGTGATGCTAGTATAGCCTTCACAGGATTTGAAACCGGATACGACTATAAGATAGAGATGGCGCACTTCTTACCAGGAAGCGACATTAAGATGTTATGGGGTTTCTTGGGGATTACTGGTCCTACTTATAGAACGGCAGGATACCTTGGAGGTACTGGTGGTGTAAGTTCTGCTGCGGCAGCCAATATCAATCTCCTGTCCGTAAATATCCAGCTTTGTTATACGGCACAAGGTAATGTGGCTGGTGAACAAGCTAATATGTCACTGACACTTTACGATCCCGCCAATGCCTCGACTAAGACAGCATTTGTTGGTGTTGGTGGAGGACATGACAGCAGTACACTTTATGATATTGTAATTACAAATGGTTTTTATAATACAGCAGCAGAAGCCCATACAGCTTTTAAGTTGAACTACGCTACTGGGAATATCGCTAGTGGAACCTTTACGCTTTACCGGAGGGGCAACGGATGAGCAACTTTCTTGTTGGCAATACCAATTACGCCCCTGTCTGGAAGGATCACGGCACTGGTGGTGGCACTAGCTACACGCTTGACGGATCAGGAACGGCTGTCAGCACCCTGGTATACGTCGGCGGTAGTATCCAAGAGCCGGGAACGGATTACACCATCTCTGGCACGGCTATCACTATGACCACTAGCGTTACGTCGGGCATTGGTGTTCTGACCTGTCAGCTATACGCCTTGGGTACGGTTAATGTTCCGGCAGATGCAAGTGTAACTACAGCTAAGATCAGTGATGATCAGGTAACGCTGGCTAAGATGGCTGGTCTGGCACGAGGTACGATGATTTACGGCGATGCTTCTGGTGATCCAGCGGCATTAGCTGTTGGTTCGGCTGATGACGTTCTGACGCACGACGGTACAGACATTGCCTGGGCCGCTGCTGGCGGTGGCGGTTGGGCTTGGGTTAGCACTCAAGAAGCCTCTTCAAGCACATTGATGGAATTTACGGGGTTTGAGGCTGGATATGATTACCAAGTAACTTGGAGCGATGTCGATCCATCTGCTAATCACGATTACCAATTTTACTTTGGCACTGGGGCGACACCAACCTACCAAACATCAGCATATGAATACAACTGTGATGCTATCCAAAACTCCACGCAAACAGGTGTTACAGGTGCGGCTGACACTAAGTTTTACATGAATCCAACGGGCGGCGGCAGTTCCGCTGGAGATAGATGTACCGGAATTGTTACCATAATCAATCCTGCACGAATTGGTTACACAACTTGTTTCTGGCAGTATATGTGCGCCGTTTCAAGTGGCGGTAATCAGAGTGGATGCGGCGGTGGATATCGTGCGGTTGATGAGGCAGTCACAGCATTTAAGATCACACCTACTGCCGGGAATTTAACGACCGGAGAATTTATGCTATTTCGGAGAGCCAACCAATGAGCCAGACAAAATTAGACCCTCGACTTTTGGACAGTAGCGTTGCTCTTGGAGCGCATGATGGTAGTTCCTTGACGGGTGTTGGTGGAGCATGGACTTTAATTGGCACAGCGTCGGCATCTACTAGTGCCACCCTAGATATAACAGGCATAACCAGTACATACGAAACCTACTTTCTAGCTGGCAATGGTTTGGAAACGTCTGCTGCCGAGAGTGTCGGCTGGATTAGATTTGGTGATTCTGCTGGCGGCATTGATTCTGGTGCTAGTGATTATGGGTGGGTTTCAGAGGACATTGGGCTACACGCAAACGGTACATCGGCGAGTGTAACTGCTCCCGTCTACGGACAGGACAATGCTGACGCTCAGATAGAGATGATGGGGCAAAGTGAGGAAGTTGGTACTGACGCCAATGAGGCTATGTCGTTTACGGCCTATCTAACTAATCTCCATGCTTCTACTGCCTATCCAACAATTCACGGCCAATGTCAGTGGCTCACTCATTCTACTCCCCGCCCTGCATTTAATCGGTTCGGTGGGATGAGGCTGTCAGCTATTACTACAGACAGAGTTCAGTTCCGTTGGGACACCGGAACCATTGTATCTGGCCGAGTAACTTTATGGGGTATAGCCCACACTTAAAGGAGAAAGACTATGTTAAAAACCAAAGAACAAATCACGGAAGAACTCATCGCGGCTGGCCGAGAAATCGCACCAGACGATCCTGCGCAACGAGAAGCTAATCGGCGTGTATCGTCCATCGACGGAGTGCATTGCTACTTCACAAAAGTCGAAGAGGAAGCTAGAGAAAAGGAAGAGGCTGTTGTTGCTGCTGAACGGTTAGACTATGAAACTAACCACAAATATAAAGATGACCGAAAATCAGCATACGGCGATATCGGCGATCAACTGGATATGATGTTCCACGATCTCGCTGACGGCAGCACAACCTGGAAAGACCATATTGCTACAGTCAAAGCTGACCATCCGAAACCGTAAAAATGGAACTGGGCGCACGGGAATTGATGACCATTGCTACGGTTCTCAGTGGATTAGCCGCGACTTGGGGATTGGTCCGGGGCCAGATTGCGCGGCTGCTGGAAGACTTAGCAAAGGCTAACGACTCGATTGCCACATTATACACGAGGCTTGATCAGATGGAGAGTTCAGATAGTGTACAGAAACATCAAATCGGAATAATCGCCAGTATGTTGTCGCCAGAGCAGCGGGAAGAAAGAGCGCGGGAACTGGAGGCTCTGCAACACCGGGTTAGTTCAATCAGGCGTGACTGCGATACTCTGATGACCGCGCACAATGGCTCTCACCCATATGTGAAACCTCCAGCGGGATGTATAGATCAATGACTGAATGGCATCTTAGCAAGAACTTCACAATTGGTCATGTTCTAGCAGTGATTGGAGTGATCAGCGCGGGGATAATTGCCTTCAACACGCTGGAACAAACAGTGGCGAATGATGTCGAGGACTTGCGAGCCCACAAAATCTCACAATCCGCAGACAAGATCCAACAAGTCGAGGCCAATCAAAATGATCGTAAGCAAATCAACGAATTGAGAACGCAGACAGCAGTTATTCAAAACACTATTGAAATCATGCAGCGGACATTGGACGACAACAGACAGGACATTAAAGAGATTTTAACGGAAGTGAAAAGGCGATGACATTTTCTTGGGGTGAAGGAATTATTCTGATTGTGCTGATCGTCATATTGATAAACCAGATCAGGTACAAATGATGTTTTCATTGATCGGATCACTCATTGGGCTGGTGACCTCAGTTGGCCCCGGCATGTTCAACAAATGGATGGATCAAAAACAGGACGCCAAAGACAAGGCGCATGAGCTTGCCCTGATGGCCCAACAATCCGCCGATAAACGTGACATTGCTATCATTGATCAAGCCGGCGCGGCGAATGTTGCCATCCAGGAAACTGTCCAGACAACTCTGCGGCAGTCCGCGCAGTGGGTGGTAAATTATTCCGGCACAGTCAGGCCAACAATCACATATAGTTTTTTCGCTGGCTGGCTTTTGCTGATCATTTTGTTGGCGTTTGATTTTATCACTCAGGACCAATTTGCCTTGGTTTGGTCTGGCGAAACGGCGGGGATATTTTCAGTGATTATTTCGCACTGGTTTGGTAATAAGCTGGTCAGCAAATGGACCCGATAAAATGGTCACGAACCAAGCTGGCATCAATCTCATTAAGCGATTTGAAGGGTGCAGTCTTACAAGTTATATCTGTCCCGCTGGCGTACGCACTATCGGGTTTGGGTCTGTGCTTGATCTTGATGGTAATCCTCTTGATGTGGATTACGGACCTGTTACCGATGCGGAAGCCGAAAAGCTCTTGGTTCGAGGATTGCACGAAGCTGAATACTACACTGCAAGATTGGTTGATGCCCCTTTAGAAACCCACAACCAGTTCGCGGCCCTGGTCAGCATCTGCTATAATATTGGCTCGAGATCCTTCCAGCGGGCAGTTTTCAGAATGCACCTCAACCGTGGCGACTATCAGGGATGTGCAGATAATTTTTGGCAATGGCGCCGCGGTGGCCGGCCGAGCAAGATCTTGCCAGGGTTGGTCCGGCGGCGAGAGGCGGAACGCCAATTGTTTATGACACCTGACGCATCGCCTGCCGATATTCTAGCCGATTGG